TTTTTACCTTTGATTAAATATAAATTTCTTTCTGATATATCTTGTTCAATCACTTCATTACGTAATTTGCGATTACGTTTCGCCATGAAAATCCTAAAGAAGATTAAAGTTACCAAGTGTCTATAGTTGAACCTCGATGTGACTTTTTTATTTCTTTAAGACGATCCTTGAATCCTTCATCAGGCTTCTTTCCTGCGAAGTGCCATGGGTCACCATGATACGGTGTGGCAAGTTGTTGAATAATTTCACTTTTGGAACACTCTGGACAAGGTTCCTCAGTGGGTTTTTTTCGTTCACTAATACGCATATTCATTTCAAATGTATGACTACATGCCATACAATGATAATCATAATAGGGCATAATTACCTTTCTGTAATATATAGGACGGTGTTATCATCCTTCTATCAAATTTCCATTTTCATCAATCCAATCACAAGGGCCGATAACACATACCCATTTCTTTTTAGTCGTAAAAGTCTTTCGTATGACTTTTTTAGGTTTTATTGTTTTTACTACCCTATCTATCTTCTTTTCCTTAGTTCTAGTAACAATCGTTTTTGTTATTTTGACACAATCTGGACATTCGCCTGTTTTGGGATTAATCCAACAACCACTAATTGCCAGACAAGTTTCCTCAGTAATATATTCAGTTTTTATTACCTCTGCAATTACAGTTGCACTTAGTACGAGTCCAAATAACACCACAGACAACAATTTCTTCATAATTACCTCTTTTTTTAGGTTACAATATAGTATACCCCATAGAGTAAGAGATGTCAAGTTTTTTATTTGAAATTTACTTCTTCTTAGATTTGTAGAAGATGTGTCTGTCTATTGATGCCATAACTTTTTTGTCCTTTGACCATTTAGGAAAAGTTTCCATCCAATTTGCGTGATAGTGCGTTGCACCATCCGTAATATCTATCAATATATTTGCATTGTGTTTTTTCAATGCAAGTTCTGCAATTTCTTTTGCAGATTCCCATGTTCTTCCTCTCTGAGGCTCATCGGAAAGTCCGTCACAGTACCACGAAAATTGGCACATATCCCTCAATGGATATCGTTTGTCCAATTTCCTATCATGATAATGTCTACCTTCTTTGACTACATCACATACAGTATTGGGGAATTTCTTAGAACCAGTTCTATTAAGAGTGACATTTGCCACTGCAAGTTTTCCCGCTGTGCTTTCAACTCCCGCTTCAAAGTAAATATTCAATGAAAGACATTCCAATTCTTTTATCGAGTATTTTACAAGACTAAGATAGTCAGGTTGGTAATAGTAACTAGTTGGGGATTCAACAGTTACTTTACTATTTGTAGGAGTTGTAAGAAATATGAGTGCAGTCAAAAGAGTAAGAAAGTATCTTACTGCTTTTATCATGCGTTTCCTTTGTTCGGTTATTAACTCATTCACTAAACCATAAAATAGTGACCATTCCAACCAAAGTGTAATAATATTTATGCGTTTTCGATTTCCGGCTCTACAATTTCTTCTGCTGAATTGGAAATGGTTGGTTTCTCTTCTTGTTCTGGAAGTAAGTCTGGCCATGTGTCTTTTACGAGTTTATAGGTAAGACCCTTATAGGTTAATTTTTGATCTTTAACCGCAATGAGTATTTTCGCTTCATCTGGACTCAAACGTTCCAATAACGAAACAAACATTGATTCACGTTTGAGCATGGGTAAGTTTTTTTTACCATCCGTATAATAATCCAACTTCTTGGCTTCATATAAAAGAGAAGTATCCGCTGAATTTTGATTTTCATTATAAGGAGGTGGTCCTGGCGGAATCAACCATTTAGCGTCTGGGTGGTAATTTTGTTGAAGAAGAGCTTTCAAAGACCAAGATTCATTTTTCATGAGAACTTCTCGTTTATCTTCTCTTGTTTTTGCTTTTGCAACATCTTCAAAAATATCTGCAATACTAAGTGCCATCACATATCTCCTGTAAATTGTTTATCTGTCAACGCCTCCAAACCCTGTTGACGAATCTGTGTTTCTTTGTTTGCCCAGTTTTGTGTAACTTGTTTCACTTCGGTATCGGAAACTGTTTCTCTCTTTATATATTCTCTGTTTTCCAGAGTAACATATTCCGATTCATCCATGTCTTTATTCCATACCATATTGATGTCAGGATAATATACACCAACATTTCTCTTTGGAGTTCCATCTGGATAATATGCCATTACCACACATTTGGAAACAACTTTATGTTCCTCATTTTTACCTGAGAACATAGCAATCCAATCCCCTGTCTTGAGATAATGTTCACACATACGAATATATGCTTTTTTATCAGTTGCAAGAGTAAATGCTTGTTGTCTATCCATAGGACTATTTCTAGAACTTTTTGCCTGTTTATTGTATTGAGCGGCCAATTCCTTGGATTCCTTTATCCATTCTTTGACATTCTTAAAAGAATACTTATCCTCATCTGGAAGTGCAAGAACGGATTTATGAATGTTTTTATACTCGGCCGGTTTGCGTTTCTTACGCATTTCATTCATACGTTGACGAAGAGCTTCTCTTTGTTCTTCCGTAATATTGCGAGTACGTTTAACCTTCATTGGTTTTCTTGCAATAACTGTCTTCTTTCTTGCCATTATGATTTTTTCTCCAAATTGGATTTTATCGTTGATAACATCATCTCCCACTGTTTTGCAGTAGTTTCAATGTCATAGTGCATATCAAAATATTGCTTCTGGAATGCAAGACCAGTTTGGACTGGCGACTCCCAAAAGTTATCAATTGCATCCTTCAAAACATATGCAAACTTTCTTGCGTGTTCGGTCTTGTCATTGACATAACCATACATCCATGCAAAATTCGCACATGTTTCTGGAAGGACTGCAAGATTCGGACACACAACAACACACCCTGCACTCATTGCTTCTATCACAGAAATACACCCTGTTTCTGGGTATATATTTGGATATGCGAGTATGTGTGTTTGTTGAAGTGCAGTACGAATTTCTTCATTAGAAACTGTTCCATGATAATTTACATTTGGAGTATCCCGACATATGTCATATAATTTTTCAAACTCTTTATCTTTTTCTTCCCATCCATAAATTTTGAAACTAGAATAGATGTCAAGTTCTACATTCTCAAGTTTTAATGCACGAAATGCACCAATTAGAACATCCAATCCACGATGAGGTGTAGAAATATATGCAAGTCTTGTTGGACCTTCTTTGGGTTTCGTATGTAAAGAAATTGGAACAATTGCATTTTTGAGAACCACACTCTTTTCATATTCCACACCAAGGTCAAGATGATATTTCTCAAGCGACCAATCGGAAGGAAAAACAAATCGTTCAAACTTATCTCTCGATTCTTTACTTTTAAGGAACTGGACTTCGGGATCTTTGGAAGTGTCTTGAAACCAAAGAATTCTAGGTTTATCTTCTAATTCACGAACTCTAGAAAGAATCACCTGAAAGTATTCCCACAAGTCATCAGGCACCCTCTCCTTGACTCTTTGATAAACTAACTCACTACCCCCCCGTGCATTCTTTGAGGCTTCTACAACATCGGCAGAGATATAAGGCAACCCCTCTTCTCGTTTACGTTTCATCTCCTCAATTTTTGAGGAATCAAAATTCATCATACCACTCATTCTGGTTCTCCAATCCTCTCAATTGCTTCTATCTTTTTTAATGCATCTAAACCATCAGAATAATATTTTCCACCTTCTTCAAAATCAGTGGAATAGATGATATCTGGGTTTTTGCGAATGTCACCAGTGATTTGTTCTATTACTTGCCATATTGCGGCTTGAGGTGTTTCAGGAACACCATTCGTAAACCAACCTTCATCGTCTGGGAAAGTATCTATAAAAACAGGATTTTCGGTATAACCAGTTGGAATGTCATCGTTGTCATAATACACTTCATGTATCGCAAGGCGACCACTCTCAACATCTTTTACTAATCTGTGATTCCAAGTCATAATATTCTCATTTATTTCAATATTTAAAGACTACAGTCTTAGTATAACAATTCCTTAACCATTTGTCAAGTTTTTTCTCACAGTTATTTGAACAAATCGTATTGATGTATACCATGAAGTTTATATTTGAGAAATCCATTTTCCCAAACCTCCACATCTTTTCCACTTTGTTGAATGTTAACAGCCTCATCATGTGCTTCATTACTATCAAATCGTAAAATTTTATCATCATTTGTTTCTATAGAATATGTACCACTATGCAAATTGGGGGATTGCATTTTGCTCCTATGAGTAGAATCCTGTTCTACATATGTAATATGCATCTACAATATCAGAAACAGGGTTAGAAATTTTGGTTGATTTGGGAGATAATTTCTCTTTCAAACCAACATGGGTTTCAGACAAAAAAGTATCGTACATTAATTCTTTATTGGCATTTCCCTTTCCTGTTGCGTGTTTCTTAATTACTGTAGGTGGTATTGTAACATATTTAAATTTTTCCTCTTCCAATCTCATTTTGAGAATTCCCATATTTTCTGCAATATTAAAAACTCTTCCAGTTGCAGCATATGCATAATCTTCTAAATATATCTCACTGACTCTTCCATTGAACCACCGAATACATTCAATGACCCAATTTGCAAGACTGACATATCTTTCAACATCACTAAAATATTTAGGATATTCATATGCCTTGAACACTCTAAAAGAATCTTGAGATTTTGTTTGTTTCAAGAAATGAAATTTACAATTTTCAAATTTTATTTCATCATTAATTACTTCTGCTACACATATTGCAGGAGAAGTTAAAGAGTAATCAATTCCTGCAACATATTTACAATTCTTCGTTATCAAACCACGGCTCCATAAGAATACCGCAAAAAGGACAATGTAAATCATCTTCATGAATTCCTTTGCCGTTCTCATCAAATTCCATTTTGAATTCCGCCCCGCAATTTGAACAATCTAATTCATATTCTACATATCCCATTTATATCCTTATAAATCAACAATTTCACACCCATCGGCCGAACACGCAAGTTCTTGGGCACCAGCGGTATAATCTTTCTCTTCATATTGTGAGAGTAAAGACCAATCCACATCTTGTGGAATTGTTTTAAG